TCATATCTAAGCCTGATCCAAATCCAACTTCGTCGATATAATCTTCTGAGAAGTTACCAACATACTTTTGACGGATTAAACCGCTTGTAGTATTTGTGACACTGGCTAAACCGCTTGCTGTAATATCACGGAAGGTGATACCTGTTGCATCGTATGCGTCAATGTAACTGCTTGCTCCAACAAATGTACCTGGTACTGTATTGTTGCTGCCGCCAGAGCCTGCTAATGGCTCATCTGGGTCCATACCTGCTGGAATTGTTGGACCTTCATCGCCTTCTAAGTTTGTACCGTCTGTCATTGCAGAACTACTGCCTGCTTCTTCAATTTGCCATGCACCATCTGTTGTGCTTGTGCTGAAGTTCCATGGGAAACTTTGTAGTACTGCATCATATACTAATGATACACGGTGACGAGTGATTTTAACTGCTTGCTGAACTGTGTCGTCGTCATAGATAAATGTAACTGACATCTCGCCTGCGGCCAAATCTGCGCTGGCTTTATCTACTAGATAGCAAACGGCTTGATTTCCGTTTTCATCGATACATTTGTATCTTTTTGTGCCTGTTTGTTTTAAAATGTAACCACGAACACTTTCTGTACCATTGTGAAACTGTACCTTAATGTTGTTGTTAGCATTAGCACCAAACAGTTGTTGCTTGCTTAATGGACGTCCCATTTGTTTTCTCCTTTAGTGACGTTCTAGGTCTACGCAGTGGGTACTGCATAATAATCTGTACATACAGACTGACATTGTATTTATGTTTATCAAGTCATAAAAAAAGAGCCCCGAAGGGCTCTTTGAACTGTACAGTCCAGCGATTAACTGAATGTAACGTTGCTTGGTGTCACAGTACCTAGGTAGTCTGCGGCGTTACCAAGAGAAGATGCTGTGTTTGTCAACTCAACATATCCATAACGAGTCATGAAACTCACGACTGGTTCGAATGTTGCTGGGTCTAGAACAACACCACTGCTCATCAATGGAATGTATGGGCAGTAGAATGCGGCTGCATCAGATTCGCTAGAACCTTTGTAACCAACAATGATCTTCGCTGTGTCAGCGGCGTATGTGTTAACATAAACCTTCATAGCACCGTTCAATGTACCAACAAACTTAGTGTTTGTAGGTGCTTCGAAAGTACCTTCTGTTGTACGAGCAAAAGCGCTTGTAGTAGCAGACTGAAGAACTGTCAACATTTGTGGGCTAACAACAGCCCAGTTACCTGCGCCACGACGTGTACGCTGTGCAATACGGTTTGCAACGCGGTTGATTTGAACTGCCAAAGCGGCATGCTCGTCACCAACGAATGTTGCTGTACCAGATACAGCGGCTTGGTTGTAGTTCTCGTTGTTACCAGCACCTTCAGCAAGTGTTAGCAATGAACCTAGAACTTCTTGGTCGATTTCAGCAGTAATTTCTTGTGCCAAAGCAGCCATGATTTCTGCTTCGATGTCAATACCTTGTTGGGCTTGTGCATCTTGTGCAGCCTCGAATGTCCAACGTGCAGACAACTTACGAGTCTTGGCTTCAACTGTCTGCTTCAAGATTTGAATAGACATTTTCTTACCTGCTTGCCCTTCTAGAGCAGCAGTGGCAGCAGCCTTGCCTGTGGCAGCACCGGAGTACTGCTCAGCAATCTTGAATGGGCTTAGAGCCTCTTCACCTGCTGTTGTGCCAACGATACCACCGTTAGCGTTTACTGTGTCGCTGTAGCGAACACGTAAAGTGTGGATTTGACCCACTGGACCTGTCATAGGTTGTACACCTACCAACTCGTTAGCAATAACAGTTGGCATCACACGACGGATGACTGGTAGAATAACACGATTAAGTGTTGCGACGTTACCGGCAGAAGTGGTTCCAGCAGTAGCAGATTCTGATAGATACTTACGAGTATTCTCGAGTGTAACTCCCATTACTGACTTCTTGGTACCTTGAAGGCCTTCTAATAGTGCCTCTTTAGTTTCTTGCCAGCGGCTTTCTAGTAGTTCTGACATAATATCTCCTTATTTTAATCCAGCAAGACGACGAATATTGATTACGTCCGCCTGACTGTTAGCACTACTAATGCTATAATTTTCTTTGTTGCCTGTGATTTCTTTAGCCTCTACGAGTGCCTTCTTCTTCTCCGGTGTGCTACCGCTTAATACAGCAGGTAGATACTTGTCATAACTAGTACGTAGTTTAACAGTCTGCACACTTTCTAATAATTCAGACATGATTTCCTTCTGATCCTTGCTCAAAGGACCTAGCAATTCATTCATTACTTCTTTGCGTTCTGCAATGGCTTTAGCACGAGCAACTTGTTGCTGTGTACTTTCTACCAATGCTTGCTTTTCTGTAATGACGGCTTTCGCTTCTGCTAATGCCTGATCTTTGTCTGCTATTACCTTGAGCAACTTGCTTGTCTCTGATTTCTCATTGAGCAAACTGTGTTGAAACTCTGCGGTAAACGCTTCAAATATCTTACGACCGAAGTCGTTTTGACGAGCACTGTCAATGTCTTCTTTAAGTTGTACAATCTCTTTTTGGAGACCTTTTGATACAACTTCTTCAACAAGACCTGCTGTCTGTTTAATAAATTTACCTTTGAGTAAGGTAAACTGTTCTTTTGCTTCCTTGACAAGTTTAACTTTGGTTTCAGCCAAGTCTTTCTTGTCTTCGTAGAAGTCTGCAATTTCTTTAGCCAGTGCTTCGACAACGAATTCTTCTAACTTAGTAAAGTGTTCAGCCATCACCTTTTGATCGCTATGAAGTTCTGTGACTTCCTTAGCAAGTGATTTAAGTACGAAATCATTTAGTTTACTAGAATGCTCGCGAATAGCAACAGCATACTTGGCTTTCGCCTCTGCTAGTTGTTTGCGGTCTTCTGTAAATTCTTGAATTTCTGCAGATAGACGATCTGTGATCATCTGGTCAATTGCTTCGACCATTGCAGTTTTGTCATGTTCGTACTTTTGTGCGAACTCTTCGCGTAATGCTTGAGTAACTTGTTCACGGTTCTCTTGGATTCTTGAATTCCAAGCCGCTTCGATGTCTGTCCTGATCTCCTCGGAAATCACGTTGTTCTCGAATAATGATTTTAGCGCATCCAACATGTGATTTTCTCCTTTGGTTACTGGAGCCCACCTATTATTTTTAATAGGCTGTCTTTTAAATACTTCTGTGCCTTAGTGTCGCCTTGAATTTCTTGTGCCATTTTGATTGAATTTAAGCCACCCTTAGTATTCATCAAATGCTCATAAATGGGCGTAGGATAAGCACCTGGTGCGCTGGGTTGAGCAACCACATCTACTGTGATAATCTCGAAATCTGATACTTCACCGGAGCCGTCTTCTTTGACGTTTCCAGATCCGCGTGAGGAAACACCTAGTTTAACTCCGCTTTCCAGCATTGTTTTAACTAGGTTTCCCATTGGTGTAGGTAAAATCTTTAGTTTACCATAACCGTTAGGGCCATCCATCCACATTTCTGTGATCATATGGCTCACACGGTCTAAGTTAATTTTTAAATCATCTGGATGATCTACTTCGCCAAGTACTGAGTATCCGCCAGTAACTTGATCGTTGAGAGTCTTGACAGCCCTGCCAATTTCGTTAACAGGATACACTCGCTGATTTTGATTGCGGATACCACCTTGGATGCAAATACCTTTCATGTAAAGGTTCTTTCCATCCATACCATCGCTTTCAACCACGATACGTGCTTGATCGAAAGTTAGTGTTTCGCGAAGATAGAGACTCATCTATAGATCCTCTTACTTGCCTACGATGCTTCTAGTGTTGGCTGCTTGTTCGCCAGCACCTTTCTTCTCTGCGCCATGACCGTTCGCTACGCTACTTAGTTTTGTCGCATTTTTTGAACCTGGTGTATTTACATTACCAGTTTTCAAATCAGTTGTAGTACCTTTTAGCAAACCATTACCTTTTAGTTGGCCTTTGTTTGCTTCAACACCTGCTTCTGTACCGCCTTTAGCGATATTAGCAGTTGTACCACCCATATCATTCTTACCTGCTACAATGCTCTTTGTGTTAGCACCGTTGTCGCCCATTTTTGCTGGAGCAACTTTTTCTACGTATTCACGTACTAGGTCTTCTGTTGGCTCTTCTTCGTCGTCAGCGCCAAACTCGTCAGCACCTTCTTCGTCGCCCATGTCTTCTTCGCCTTCTTCGTCGCCCATGTCTTCTTCGCCTTCACCGGCTAACATTGCTTCAAATTCTGCTTTCAATTCGTCTAGAGCATCTTTAATATCTAGTACATCATCTTTAGTTGCTGGTTCACCGCCACCTTGCTCATCGCCCATGTCCATTTCGTCGCCGCCGAATTCGTCACCGCCTTCTTCGTCGTCCATGCCCATGTCGCCAACCATATCATCAGTTGGGTCACCACCAATTTCTTGTACGCCTAAGTCAAAACCTTCTTCAACTTCTTCGTCAACTGCTTCATCATCTTCTTCTTCATCAGATGCTTCGTCTACTTGGATGTCATCATCAAGTAGGTTTTCATAAATTTCGCGAGACTTTCCAACTACTAGTTCGTGGAAGATTTCCTCGGCTTGTTTCTTGTCACCATTAATTAGCGACTCGAGCATTTGCTCAAATTTTGCGCGATCAGTCATTTTATTCTCCTGTATAAATGTGGGGCATTGCCGCCCGCAAGGCTGTCGATGTATTTAATGATAGGTAAAGAAAACCGGTAGATATCGGTGTAAAAACATCAGTTTTGACCGTTTAAGCGATTCAACAAATCACTAAACCCAATATTAGCATAATTCTTTAAGTTAAATCCCGGATCATAAGCACCGTCAGGCACAACTCGATAGTATTTAACATTTGAAAATTCTTTGACTACATATTCGGTTTGTCTTAACCAGTTACCAAAAAAAGTTGCAGGATCTGATGACTTTCTATAGTTAGGCGTATCTGCATATACATTATTTAATGTTTTATTAGACGATAAACCTGCGTAATCAAATCCAAGAATATAAATTTCATCGTACTCGTGTGTACTAGCAAGCCACAATGCTGTTGGTCCTGAACTCCATCCTTTGCTAGGATGAAATACATTTAGTTCAGGATAATCTTTATATCTATTATTAAAGTTTGTGTACACTGGCACTTGGGTATGAATGTTGTTTTGCACCAGTTCCATTACCATTTTAGGATCAACTGCTATCAAATGATCCGGTAAAAAGTCTCTGTATATTGCATTACAAGCATATACAGTGCCGTGATTTTTAAGAGATTTGCAGTCTATTTGCAGGCGACTGGTGCCGTTACCCAACACAAATGCACGTTTCATTTAGAATTTAAACGGCTTCTGCAGGAGGTGCCGCATACATACGGGCAATAAAATCCATCTCTGCTTGTGTTTCTTTAATGTGTTGGTCGCTCGATCTACGCAGTTCGTTAATTTGCCCTAGCGTAAGTTTAGTTTTACGTGTATCTTCAAGTTCTATAACATCAGAATCTCTATAGGCCATGAAGCGGTCATCCTGCTCAGTGTTAGCAGTTTCTCTA